CACCAGACTTTCATTCGCATTTCCACTATCTAAATTCTCACAAAGCAAATAACCATAGGCATTTTGGTTTGATGACATATTAATACCTGTATCTATAGGACCATTAGTAAGCCATTTATTTGCTGTGTAAGTTCCATATTTAAGCAAATAATTATTCTTTTGATATGTGGCAAATTCATCAAAAGGCAATGCTGCATTCCATAAGTATTTACTTGTAGTATCTGCTACTGCACCATATTCATAAATAGTACCTGTAGCTACTGGTGTTCCGGATGCACTTGCGGAGTAAACCTCCTGAGCATAAAAAGTAAACCGCTTAATTGAATTACCACAATTAGAAGCTAAAGTAACTCCTAAGCTAAAATTATCAGTAATATAATCTCTTATAACTCTTGATAAATCAAATACAGCATATCCATCTGTATTAGTTGGATTCTGCAATGTAGCTACAGTTACAGGATTACTGCTATCTGTGCTATCTACTACGACAAAATTTATCTTAAAATTAAAGTTACCAGAATTATCTGAACTCAGCACAAATACATACGGATTGTAAACTGGCTGGAATGACTGAGGTTGCTGGTTAGCTGTTATTGCCATTATTTAAAAGTTGTTAAATTAATCTGTAATCCCTCGCCTGTTATGGCTATTAAATCTTCTTCTATTGCTTTGTATAAATCAGAATTAATTACATCAGTATAGAAATATGTAGGCTCAATACCGTTCCAATAAATACCCCATCTAATCTTATCTACCATTCTGCTTTTCTTTAATTTATCCGCTACTCGGCTGGTCTGTCTAACTCTCATTCCTAATTTAGCAGAACTAAATCCTGACTGAAATCTAATCCATTTACTTATTGGCTCAAATGGTGGTACTTTAGGGCCTTTAGGTGGAAAATTAATAATCCTATTACGGTCAATACCTCCCTTGCTTTTCTTACCTATTCGCCCATCATTAACATATTTATAATAATCTTCAAGTAATAATTCTAACGTAGGTTTACCTCCCTCCTCAGATGCAATGGCTTCCATTGTATCTATTAAAACACCTCCGGCCCTTTTCTTTTTGCGTTCTAAATTATCACGAAGCCTTTTAATAATTTCATCGCCATAGTCATCTAAAAGCAAAGTAATAGCTGATAAGGTTGCTTTGTTTAGCAAGTCATCTTTACTAAAATCATTACCAAACTGCCTAATTATTTTTGCAACATCGCCTTTTGCAACTGCCATTTTCTTTTATCTTTTAAATATGATAACCAGTTAAGAAATTCAACTACATTCAAATTTATAATATCATTAATCCTAAGCACATCCTCTTTTGACAATTCATCTAAAGTACAGTACCATCCCCAATGGTCATAGAATCCCTTATCATTGTCAATAATTCCCTCTGTTGGCTCTGTATCTTTTTGCTCAAATAATCCTGTATATCTGGCAACGAATTGTTTAAAACAGTCAAAAAAAAACCAGCAATCGGAAATACTACATCCATTGTTAATTTACTTCTAAAGACTTCAGCACGTTCTAATATATTGCCATCGTATTTACTTCCTTTAGGTAAGCAAATAACCGCCAATATCTTATGTAAATTATCATTAATTAATTCAGGATCCTTTGTTAATTCGGATAAATCAATAAATTGACCAGCTGTTTTAGTTTCCATTTTCCAATGAACTTCATACTCCACACCATCCAAATTAAATACAGTCTGCATTTCACCCTCAAAAACATCCTCCAAAAAATCTATCTTTTTTGCCAAATACTTAAATTTCTCTAATGGATAGTTCATTATCTCATTTTTTGAGATATTAAATAAATAGCTTACAAGTTCAATCTCTTTGTTAAAATCAGGTAAATCAGTTTTAGCAATAGCAAGTATTTGCTGATACTGTTCAATGGTTGTTTCTTTCCAGGTCATATCTGTAAGTATAAACATAAACAGATATGTGTTTAAGTAAAAAACCCTCTATTGCGCGAATAGAGGGCCTACATTAACCACAAAACACCTTACACTATGAATACAAGGCTACTTCAAAGATAATAAATTTATCTCACGTTCTAAATAGTACATCGCTTTTTCTAAATCTTTTAACTCAGATTCGCCCTCTTTTTTACCAGCACGACTAACATATTTAATTATATTACCCCTATTAAAATTCAACTGCTGGGCTTCAATTAAATCTATTGGTTGTACTTTTGCTTTATAATGATCGTTATACATAAGGCTTATAATAATTATTTAATCTGTTCATATTTTCAATTTCTTCACCATAAATAACCGCATTCTTTTTAAGGCTTTCATCTTTCATTGTCCTATATTCGCCATTGTCATCTTGGCCATAAGGACTTCCGGTATGGTGTGCAGTTCCAATATCTAAATAACCGCAAATAACTCCTGACTTATGGCATCTATAAGTATATTCACTATCTTCTAACCCATACGGATTATAAGCAGTATTAAAATATCCTACATAATCTAATAACGATATATTAAAAAAAGTACATCCGAATATAGTATCGGAGGGGATATATTGTTTATTGTTTACTGTTATCTTTTGACTTGGTAAAGCTTCAACTGAATGAATAGCTAAATACTGATGCTCTTTATCTATTGCTACATAGGTTTCGTAAAATTCCTTTAACCAGTTTTGTGGTAAATCAATATCATTACCTATGTTACAAATGAAATCATAATCCATGTGTTTGGCCATATTCCATAGGAAATTAAATCCAGATGCTACACCTATATTTTCTTTTTTCTTTACATAATAAGTAACATTAGGCGCAATTAGATTAACTACTCCATCTGTGCTACCCTGATCCAAAGCAAAGAAATCAAAGTCAATACCAGCCTTTGCCTTTGCATTTTCAATAGTTGCTTTAGTTAAGCTTTCCCTGTTTAGTGTTATAAAACATACCGCTATTTTCGGCTGACTTGTATTGCTCATTTATTACTTGTATATCCCAATTTAACAATGTATTTAACTTATAATGATTAGTACCTATCTCATGCGCTGGACTTCCAACTGCTTTAGCAAATGGCTCAATTATGCTTTTCTTAGTTACTACTGATCCCATTCCCACCATGCTACCTCCACCAATTAAACTGAATTGATGTAAGCTGCAATTAATACCAATGTTTGTATAATTGCCTATCTTACAATGACCAGCCATAACGGTGTGCGCTGATATTATACTATTTGCACCTATGTGGCCATCGTGGCCTATGTGTACCGCTTTCATAATAAAGCAGTTTTCTTCAATTATTGTAGGTAGATAAATCCCTGAATCAATAGTTACGTGGCCAGTTATTATTGTGCCTTTCTTTATAATAACTCCCATATTTACACTATTATAAAATTTAGTATGCTCAGGTGGTGCGCCTATAATACAATAAGGGCCTATCTCAACGTCATCATCTATCTGAACATTGGGATATATTAATGCTGTTGGATGTATTTTGTTCATAAGCTATTAAATAATTCTTCTCTAATTTTATTAACTGACTTAATATGATACTTGTCTTTTACAGTTTCATAAAGTGCTTCTCCTAAATCTGCCTCATAGAATTTATTTTCGCTTATCTTCTTCATAGCCTTAAACCAGCCATTGCCCTGTGCTTCATCAACTTTTAAACAGTTAGAATCATTAATGACTAATGAATAAGGATGTATATTGCTTACAATTACTGCTTTCTTTTTAAATCCAGCTTCCAGCATTTTGAGTTCACTTTTGCACCTGTTAAATTCATTCTTCTTTAATGGTATAAGTACCGTTGTAAAGAAGTCATAAAGCCTACCATAATTGTAAACATCCTGACCATCTATCCTTACATATCTATCATATTTGCCGCCTGTAAATATATTCTCAAACTGATCCCAAATAGCACTCGGATTATAACCGCCTAATGCTAAACCATAATTATTATCTCGTGCTAACCTAAGGCTATTGGTTAATAATTCTAAATCGCACCAATGGTTTACACCTCCACACCAGCCAAATATCGTATGCTCATTTAATACATTGCTTTCAGTTTTCCATTGTGGTTGTTCCGGATCAATAGCATTAGGTGCAATAACAATATTATTATTAAATTTCTTTAGCTTATTAGCTAAATAGCTGTGAGTAGTTATAATTGCATCTGCATTTTTAGCTAATCTAATTAGTTTACCTGGTATATCATAATACCTATAACTGCCATAAAGTAAATGGTCTTGAGGTAAATTCCATAAGTCATCAAAATCAATAACGTATTTAATCCCTAATGACTTCAATCTATTTATCTGTGCATCTGAATCTACTATGCCATTTAAACGGTTAAACCATACAATCTCATATTCTCGTAAAGCAATATCTGACATTGCATCTAATTGATTAACCTGTGCTAAATCAAAACCAGTTAGGTGATGGAGTGGTATCTCAATCCGGTGGTAAGTACATCCATCTACTTGGGATGGAATAATAGCGAGTATTTTTTTCATTTTTCGTAGTTTATATTATTAAGTAATCTCCTTTATTTTGTGTTAAGCTATTTAAACAAGCATATCGTAAACTATCAATAGCATGGTTGTTGAAGTCAATCGGTTTAGGAAGTATATTTCCATCCTTATCTTGCTGCCATTGATAGGCCCTTAACTCCTTAATTAAATTCAAACTGCTTTTAGTTACATTTAATTTATGCTGCCTTATTAAATCAATTCCAGCCCTAATACTGTCTGGCCCTTTTCTCGCACCCTCAACTGCCTTATATCCGTTTCTGTAAATATCTTCAATGCTCTTAGGC